CACTTTTTAGGGCTCGCATAACCGAAGATGCCAGATAGCACAGCCCATAGGATTGCGCGGTAATCTGCCTCGAAGTTGGATGATGCCCAAGCTGCAAGGAACGCTCCAGCGGCTAGGTATGCAGGGTGCTTGATCTTCATTATTCTCCGCCTAACATAGATAAGTTATAAAAAGCCGAAACATTGTCAGCCGCTTTCTTAAACGAGACATGACAGTGCTTCGTGTGTTTGTTAGCCCCTGTGTACTTGCGCCACTTCCAGTTAAAGATGGGTGAGCAGATCTTCCCATCGAAGATGATGTAACTAATACGGTTCTCCCGCTTAGACTTGCACGCGAGACGAAGCTGATCTGCAAGATCAGGCATGATGTCTGGCTTCGATCCCTTAAACAAGTCACGGTCGATGTCAATGGCACGAACCCAACCTTCAGCATCAGGATTATGATCTGACTTGCGAGCAGCGTGTCGGGTATCACCGATCCAACCATCCGATGTGCGGTCACGATCTGGGAACGAGTCATCTATCTGCTCTCGTAATTGGATAGCAGCCTTAGAAAGTTTTACCTTCATCCAAGTTAGGCTTTTTCAGCAACAATCTTGGCTATTTCAGCTTCAATCTCAGCAAGAGTTGGAGAATCGCCATCAAGGACATGCCATTCTATAGTTGCGTAATCATTGCCGCGAATAACGAACTCTGCTGTCGGACGAAGGCGAGCGACCGCCTTTGATAAATAAAGATCAAAATGAATAGACATTATGCACCAATTTCCATTAATACGATTTCGCTTTCCGCGCTGCCATGTTGAACAGTAACTGATCCCCCAGAGCCTGAAACAATCACGCGTTCAAGAGTTGTCTTGTATGTTGTTGCCGAAGTTGTAGCAGGTGAATCAATGTAACTTCCTGACACGCTACCAATGTAATTTGGCAATGTGCCATCGGTATAACCTGCATACTCAGAAAGCTTGGCGATGTTAGTTGATCCGCGAACAATTTGTATTCTAGCACCACAATTAGAGTCGCTCTTGCCAACACCATTTTGATTGACAAAAACTAAAATAGTGCTTGATGAAGATGTTGGTGTAATTGTTGCAGTTAATCCTGTGTCTGTGACAGTAGTTGATGAGACATTGACCTGCGTTGAATACTTGGCAGATACTACTTGGATGATTTTTCCACCACCACCAGCAGGAGTCGCCCATGTTGGTACGCCACCAGCGACAGTAAGCACCTGACCAGTCGTTCCAATACCTAATCGAGCAGGGGTTGATCCGCTCGATGAGTAAATAGTGTCGCCTGTGGTTGTCATTGGGTTGGTCATACCAGCCGAATCGGAAGACCAAATAAAGTCCATGTCTGTGTTCGAGTTCTTTTTTAGAACTTGACCAGTTGTGCCACCTTTAAGGTCTGCCATAGACGAGTCAATAGCATCACCAAGCGTGCGAATGTCTAACGCACCATTCTTGACCAATCCTGTGTTGTCTGGGGTTGCCCAGTTAAAGTTGGGTGTGCTTGCCATTAGGTTAGAGCTCCTGTCGCGTTGTTCCAGATAAGTGTACCATTTACGCCTGTCCAGATTAGATTACTTGGTTGGACTGTCTCCCATTGTGTCGTTGATAGAGACAAGTCGGTTGCTGTGATGTAGAGGGTTATGTCAACAAATGTTGGAGTTGCTCGAAGGGCTACATTCTCCACAAAACCTTGAAATGTCCCACCGAGTAGATTGCTTGGTAAGTTGTTTATTGAAACAGGCTGACCAAAATAAACATTGATCAAAGCATCCAGCATGGAAGAAGGAATGTCTGGGTTATCCAGACGGAAAGTAATAACACCAAGCTGCTCTCTAGGACTGCGCCTTAAATTAAGCTCTCTAGAGGCGATGTCAGTAATGTCTGCAAGGTTCTTGATGTTAGACTCAGATGAACGCTCAAAAAGCCCATAAGAGGCTATGGAGTCGGTATCTGAGGTGCTGTAGGTTGAGCCGTATCCTGTGCCGTACTTGTAGATAAGGCTGTTACGGATGCGAGAAACTTGAGTTTGTGAGCTGATAGAGGTTGGTGTTGCATAGCCCGCATCGAGGTCAGTATAGCCATTCGCTGTGAGATCGTTAGATCGGTGGTCTGCATCTGCATAAGAGACATCTCCATCCTTCTCTTCGTACATCTGACCAAGGGCAGAAGTAGCAATCTGATCGACTAGGGTCTGGCTCTTAGCCGTAGGACTTGCAGCTTGGCTAATCATTGTGTAGAAGCCAGAGTCCACTTCACCAATGTAAGACTCAGCATTAGCCCAAGTCACATCGGCTGGATAGGTTGCCCAAGTGACAGTTGGAGTCACTTCGTTCCAGTTAAGGTTAAGGGCTGAGCCAAGGATAGCTGCGATCTGTGCGCCATCTAATCCTTCTGCAAGTGCTGTGTTATAGACAACCTTTGTCAGCTTGGCAAGTGCGCCAATGCCTAGAATCTTGCCTGTGGTGATGTAGCCAGACTCTTCAGGGCTACGCACTCCGATGGAGAAGTCTGAGACCTCGCCACCGAATACAGTGACATAAGTTCCAGATGAGTTCTTGAGCTCTAAAGTGATTGGCTCTGTGACATTGATTGTGAAAGGCGAATTGTCTGTGTTGATGATTTCTACTTGGCAGTATCCAGCAGTAGCCTGTCGATCGATGTCTAAGCGACCAGATGCATAGGAAACAGAAGTGACAGTCGTATAGACATCATCACCTACTGTTACTCGCCACTCTGGAAGCCATGTCATTAGTACGCGCCACCTCGTAGAGTGCCACGCTGGACTGCATCAATAAGCACTTGGTCAATAGCCTCAGCAATAGCGTTAGGGTCTCCCACGCCTGTGTTAATAGTGACGGAGATGTTATTGCCCATGGCATTGCCTAATGGGCTTGAATTGAAAGCTGCTGCATCTGCCGCGTTTTGTAGGTCTAGCAAGTCTGCGAACGCATTGGCGCGAGCCGCTGCTGCATCTGCATACTCAAGGATCGCATCAATAGAGCCGCCCTTAGTCGAGATTGGCGAGATGTAGTCACCTTTAGGGATACCAGATCCTAGTGAGCCGCTTGTTGGTACTGATGACTTAGAAGCAAGGTTAGCGTCTGCTAGTGCCTTGATCATAGCTGCAATCTTGGCTAGAGCATCGTCTAGGTTCTTTTGATTGATTAGATCGACTGGCTTCAGACTATCAAGGATCGATTTGATGTCTGCTAGTTTTACATTCTGACCAGTAAGGGCAGAAAGCGACTTAAGGTCTGCATTGAGTTTAGCTGTAGCAGCGATGATCGCTTGCTCGTCCTTGGCTTGGATAGCATCTTCTAGGGCGAGGATAGACTTCTTAACATTAAGGCGAGCAACATCGTTAGCAATCTGTAATTGCTGTGCGCTAGAAGTTGCCTTGCCTAGTTGCTCAGCCTGAGATGTAAGAGCTGCGGCAATCTGGATCTTGTCCATGTCAAAGACTTCTTCACCCTTATTGAGGGCAAGGTTAGCCTTGTCGATTGCTTGCTGAAGCTTCTTGTTCTTTAACTGCGCGGCAGTTTCTTTAGTAAGAGCCTTATTCTGTGCAGTTGTCTTCTTAGTAATCGCAAACTGGTTTTGTAATGACTTTAGATGAGCGTTATCGGAAGCCTGTGCTGTCGCTGTCTGAACTCCAGCCTCACGCAATACTTCTAGGTATGTTCCCAAGATAGGAATCATGCCTACATTGAGATTACCCAATACTGGGATGTCCTTGAGTTTAGCCGCTAAAACTCCCACGCCACGAATAACATCTGCAAGATACTGTGCAGTCTTTTCCATGTTGCTTGCTAGATCTGCCACGCTTGTGTTCTCACCAAGGTTGGTCAGTGCATCGATTAAGCCAGTGCCAATGATCTCGCTGACATTAGCGGTTGCCACGCCAAGCTTGTCGATTGAGCCTTGGAAAGTATTAGCAGATGCAGTTGCTGATCCTGCGAAGGTTGTGGTTAATTGCTCTGTGATGTCTTGAAAAGACTTAGCCTTAAGGTCTGCCTTTGAGATGCCAACGCCAAGCTTACTAAGAGCTGTGTTGTTTCCAAGGTATGCCTTGCTTAACGCTCCAGTGACAACAGCGAGATCCTTGCCTGTTGAGGCTGCTATGTCTAAAGATAGATTAAGAAGTCTCTGTGCTTCTGCTGTGTCGCCTGTGGCTACTGCCAATGTCTGATAGGCAGGGCGTAGCAAGTCATCGACAATGCCGAACTCGCTCTGTAATCGCTGGATGTATGCTTCTGAAGTAGCAGCATCTCGACCAAGCCCAACATTCTTTAGGGCTAGTGCTAATTGCTTTTGTGCCTTCTGATCTTCTGCTGCTGCTTTAACAGAAGCCTTGCCATAGGCTACAACTTGAGCAGTACCAAAAGCCAGACCAAAGGTCTTGGCTAGTTGCTTTACATTCTTGGTGAGCTTCTCTGTAGAGGTCTCCGCTTGCTTAAAAGCCTTTTTGCCTGTGAACTCCGCTGCAATGTCAATAAATACATTAGCCATAATTAACCTCTCACAGTGGCGCGAGCGTTTAACTTCTTCGCTGCGTTCTCAATAGCCGCTAAGACTGCTTCTCTAGCCTTGCCGTTGTTCTCATCGTATGCGCGGAATAAAGCGCGACCTTGCATCTTTTGATCGCCCTTCATCTGGGATGCGTACTTGTTATTCTGGTTTTGCACGAATCTGCTTTGTGGAGTCTTGCGACCCATGGTGTCATAAATAGCACCAGCAGCAGACTTATTAAAGACGCGAGCAAGAGATCTAAAGCCAGAGCGATTAGGCTTGGAAGGTGTTGTCTTGTATCCCACTCCAGCCTTAACAATGCGAGCGTTATAAGTAGGGAAGCGACCTTCTGACATTTGTCTAGGCAACCAACCGCTTAGCACTTGACCGTCATCTGGTAGATAACCTCTAGCAGCCTTTGTAATTGGCTTTAGAGCTGCGCCAACCTCTTTAGGCAATGCTTTAGCAAGATCAGGCGTGAACTGTCTCAGAGACTTTCTAAGAGCGATACCGCCCTTTACGCTTGCTGGCATCGCTCACCTCTTTCGCTTCATCTTTAAGCCCTTGCACAAGTGCATCGAGCATTGTCTTATCTAGATCTAACAACTGCTGTGGCGCAATCCCCAACCTAATGCTTAGCCTAGCAATTAGGTAGGTGAACGGAAGATCGCGCTTTAAGCTAAAGGGGCAGAGTCAAGAACCTCAACACTTTTAAGTGTCTCGATGAACTCCATCCCGAAAGGCTTAACAGACTCACCTGACCTGCGTGTTACTTCCCATGCTAACCAATAGACATCGCTCTGCTTTTCTTCATCGCGGAACGCCTTATGGAAACCCTTTTTAGCGTACTGCTCGAACGCGTACTCCACTGCTGGAGTAATTTCGCCTTCTAGTACGCTTCCATCATTACGAACTATCTTTAGTCTTGCCATGGTTTGCCCCTTTGTTTAATTGATTATGAAGTTGCTACTGCGATTGTGCCGTTTACATTCCAAGTTACTGACTGTGTGCCAAGGTCTGCAACTGAACCATTTACATCGGTTGTGTTGTTTACTAGGCATGTCATTGTGTAGCTTGGGTTAGTTGCTGACACTGCTGCGCTTGTCTGCTTGATGACTACTGGAACAGATGTTCCCCATGCAGCTTGTAGAGTCTGAAGGACTTCACCTGTTGCTGTGTCATTTAGGAAGTCGATTGTGATTGATGATGCTTCTAGACCCTTAACATACTTGTGACCTGAGTCACCCATTGCTGTTACTTCTAGC